TTGTTCAAAAAGATGCCACGAAAGTGAACAAATATATGGTGGGTGCAAAAGTCCACAAGAAGTTATAAACGAGTGGAACGAAATAAATAAAGGAGCAAACCAATGAGAAGTGAAGATGAAATAAGAGAATATAAATCTAAAATTGAGAAAGAACTTGCCCTTAAAATTGCACGTGCTTGCATTGGGTATAGAGAAAATGTAAATAATACTATAAAAGATTTAAGAGGGCAACTTAAAGCATTGGATTATGTATTACAGGAGGATAACCAATGAGAAGTGAAGATGAGATAAGAGAAAGAATAGAAAAAATAAAACAACAACAAGAAAGAGACCAAGTTACGGGATACATACATGTGCGAGATGTAAGAAATATATTAATAAGTAATTTTGAATGGGTATTACAGGAGCAAACCAATGAGCGATAATGAACTTTTGCAAGCAATAGAAAATATACAAGATTTGTTGAACGAGTATAAAAATAGGTATGGTTCAAATAGTCTAATTGAAAGAGTATTAAACATTTGTGATGAGGTATTACAGGAGGTTGAATAGATGATAGAACTAATAAATCATACAGAAACAGAAATAAAAAGGCTTGAAAAAATTGCAAGATTATTTATAGAAAAATTTTGGGAGGATTTTACCGAAGATGAAAAACAGAAAATAACCGAATGGACAGGGATTGAGGAGGTTGAATAGATGAAAAGTATAAAAAGTGGTTGTAAACCATTAAGTATAGTAGACGATGGAACAAGATTTGTTGATGACGGTAAATTACATACAGTTCATTTCAATATTGAACAGGAAGTTGAAAGAATAAAGCAACAACTCAATAAAGAAATTGACGATGAAGTGTTTAAAAGATTGCCAAAAGAAAAACTAATTGAATTAAAATCAAGAATTGATAAAGAATTAAAAAATCGGGAGGTTGAATAGATGGCTATATTAGATTATACATTAAGTAGTTTAAATAAAAATATTGTATATGAAATACCAAATCGGTTTTATAATTCGGAAGAAGTTGTTGATTTAATTAAAAGAATTTTAGGATGTGTCGACCATTCGTTAATGGAGGAGCATAATGGAAAAGACAAATGGAAAGATGCGCATACAGTTAAAATAGGTGAAATAAATATACAAGAATACAAGCAGCCATAAGGCTGTTTTTTATTACAAATTATTAAAAAATAGGAGAAATAAAAAAATGGAATTATTATCAATTAGAGAAACGGCGGATTTAATGGGGGCGAAAGAATCAACGGTTAGAACGTGGATTAATCGTAAACAGATCCCGCCTGTTATAGTTTTTCGTATAGGAAACACAGTACGTATTAAAAAAGAAAAATTTGAGAAATGGGTAAACGATGGCAGTATATAAGTCTAAAAATGGCAAATGGTATTGTCAGTTTATGATAAAACGGCAAAGAGTTCATAAACTACTAGACGGAGCAAACGATATAGAGAGTGCAAAACAATTAGAAGATGCAGAGCGTTATAAAATACGACTTATACAAAACGGGTTATTAACAGAAGAAACAAAATACACAGTCGGTTTTATGATGAACAAATATAAAAAAGCATCTTCTTTATTAGCGACATTCAAAGATGCCGAACGGCAAGCCGATTGTATAACCGAATTTTTTGGCAAAAACAAAGACATAAAAGCAATAAAACCTTCTGATGTAGAAAAATTTGTTTTTTATCTAAAGGGTAAAAAGTTTAAAAACGCTTCCATAAATCGTTATTTAGCTAGTTTAAAACGAGCCTATAATATAATGATTGCGGATGATTTAATAAATTACAACCCTTGCAAAATAAAAAAACTTGATGAAGATAATCGGAGATTTAGATACCTAACAAAAGAAGAATGGCAAAAATTAAAAAATGAATTATCCGGAGATGTATTAAATATCGTAACAGTTGCCCTGTTAAGTGGACTTAGGCGAAGAAATGTGTTAGAATTGAAATGGGAGCAGATAGATTTAAATTTGCGAACCATTGAACTTTTGAAAACTGAAAACAAAGGGAAAAAGTATATCAAATTGCCTATTCCACAAAGTTTGTATGAATTACTTTTAGAGTTAAACCCAAGGCCAAAAGGCTATGTTTTTATAAACCCTAAAACAAACAAGCCATACACAACGATTAAAACGGCATTTAATAACGCATTAGAACGCGCCGGGATAGCCGATTTTCATTTTCACGACTTACGGCGGACAGTTGGTACGTGGTTATTAACAAACGGAGTAGATATAAGAACAGTACAGAATATTTTAGCTCATAGTGATGTAAGAACAACAGAGCGGTATTTATCACTAACAAACGAGCAAAATATAAAGGCTATGGATGTACTTAATTCATACATTTAGTATTTTATTCAAATAAGGTGATTACCCATAAATTACACGTAAGAAAAAATACAAAAGTCTGAAACGCAAGAGAAGCCGATATAGCTCAGTTGGTAGAGCAACTCATTCGTAATGAGCCTTTTCTTGATATTATTGAGTTTCAGGGGTATTGATATATTTGTAAAAATGCCGATTTTACGGCTTTGAATAAAATACTGCATATATGAAGATTACCCACAGATTACCCACAGATTTTTAATGTCGATTTTTAAAATTTATACAATGGACTTATGTATAAATGCGAACATTTTGGTATTAAAGAGTTAGTTTCACCTATTGTCTATATGAAATGGGGAGAAAAAGCGTGGATGTTCTTTGATGAAGATGTTTTAAAAGAACTCGATTTTATCAGAGAAGAACTCGGCGCGCCTATTGTAATAAATAACTGGGCTTCTAAAGGGAATTTAAAACAGTGCGGCCTGCGCTCTAATCTTGATGAAATCCCGAAAACCAAAACTCTTAAAGATCAGCTTTATTTGTCTGCTCATACCCAAGCTAAAGCATTCGATTTACACAATGGTTTTGGGAATCATAGAAAACTATATAACCTCTGCTATGAACTTATTAAAAAAGGTAAGTTAAAGAAGTTCAAAAGGCTTGAAAACTTTAATAATACATTATGTTGGGTACATATTGACACCTTCCAAAGTGATTCAATAGAGTTCTAAAAACACAGGAAAACCTGTATTTACGACTGTTTAAAAACACTTTAAAATTAAAGTGTATGGCGGCACAAGTTCAAACAAGTTTATTTGAAATATCACCGTACATCACAGGTAAAAAACGTGTACGTTATAAAGTGCCGACTTATACCAAAAGTTATACATTTTGGCATATAAACCCCGATACAAACGAAATTCAATACGACGGGGACGAACGGCACATTTTCAGAATAAAAACACTCCACAAATTATATTCTCTGCTATACGGATATTCCGGAGTAAATGTTTTTGAACAGTTTGAAAGAAAAGACTTGAACGGTTTAACGGTTTGGGGTGAAGAAAGGCAAGCGGAGATACAAAACACAAGCTATTTACCGCTTAGGGCTAGAGTAACATTACACATTAGGCTCTTGCGTTATTTGCGCAAGGGCTTTTCAGTTGTAGAAAGTTTAGAAAGGGTAAAAAATGCCATTTAAAAAAGGTGATGCAAAGCCCGAAAGTTCAGGAAGAAAAAAGGGCACAAAAAATAAAAATAATCTTGGGGTACAAGAACGACTCGAACAAAAAGGGGTAAACTGTATTGATGAAATCCTTGAAATTGCACGTACTACAGAAGATGAGCAAATAAGATTCCAATGCTACAAAGAGCTTTTAAAATACGTTTATCCTCAACGTAAAGCAGTCGAATTTACACAAGATATTGAGCTTCCTGTAATCAATATTAAGGGCATATAATATGGATTATGAACTATTGCCCGCTCAAAAAGAGTTTTTATTAAATGTAGGTGAATATCCGAGAGATATTGCCTTATATCAAGGCGGGTATGGTTCGGGAAAAACTTTTTGCGGTAGCTTATTAGGGATTTTATTTTGTTTAAAATATCCGGGAGTAACAGGCCTTGTCGGGGCGCAAACATATACACTACTTAGAGATACTACACTTAAACAGTATTTTGAGCATTTAGACAATATGGGGTTTGTTGAAGGCTATCACTATGAGTATCAAAAATCAGAAGAAATATTGAAGTTTAAAAACGGCTCTGAAATCTTATTTAGACACTTGCAAGAGCCGAACAAGTTAAAATCTTTAAACCTTGCCTTTGTAGAACTAGAGGAAATGTCAGACACTCCGGAAAGCACTTTTAAAATGCTTATATCCCGTTTACGTCAGAACATAAAACCCGAATGGAAAGAGAACGGATTTAAGTATAGACTATTTGGACACACCAACCCTGAAAGCTCTAAAGGTTGGATATACAAATATTTTGTAGAAGAAAAACCCGACAATTACAGACTTATACAAGCACCGACAACGCAAAACAAGTTTTTAGAGCCTGATTATGTCGAGAGTATGAAAGAACTATACGACGAGGAATATTACCGAATAAACGTACTCGGTGAGTTTGGAGATTATACAAGCGGATTAGTTGTTAAAAACTTCTCTAATGAGAATATTGCAGAGTTGCATTATCAACCGGATTTGCCGTTACATTTAACATTTGACTTTAACGTAGACCCTATGAGCTGTATTTTGGCGCACGTGGCAGGGGGTAAAGTATTCTATTTTGATGAGTTTATACTTGAAAATACAACTACACAAGGCACTATGGAAGAAGTGTTAAAAAAATATCCCGCGCATAAATCAGAAATTATAGTAAATGGTGATGCTTCCGGAGATAACCGCAGCACGCAATCAGAAGTAAGCAATTATGTAATTATTAGAAACGCACTTAAAAGACATTACCCAAACAACAAAATAAAATTTGATTTAAGGCCATATAACCCGCCTATAAAAAACCGTATCGCAAGTTTTAACGCGATGGTATGCAACCACAACGGAGAGCGCAAAATACTCATAGATAAACGCTGTAAATGGTTACTTTATAATATCTATAATCTAAAATACAAAGTCGGCTCTGATGTTGTAGATGTTCCGACATATTCACAGATAAAAACCGAAAACAATTTAAAATACCTAGAGCACCCTTTCGATGCTGCCAGTTATTTGGTTGAGTATTACTTCCCAATCCGTTAAATGCCCGATTTGCGAACTCTCATAATGTAAATAAAAGCATTATGGAGATATTTTATGGAAATAGTAAACGAAGTTATTGAAACTTTAGAGGATTTATCAGACGAGAAAAAATCACAACTTGCAAAAGATATAGCGGGCAAGTTCAATCTTTGGGATGATGACAGAAACGAGCAAATAGACACCGCACGCT